GGAATTCCCGATTTTTTATTGGCCTACCAGCTTGGCTATCGCGGCGGGACATTGTGCTCCTCACCGCGAAACAAGGGATGTGTCCAGACGGACGCATCTGGGTTCCGAGGAAGGGACTCGCAGGGCAGCTCCGGTTATGAGGTCCCCCGTAATTCGCATCCAACCATCATCCTATGTGTAGGCTGACAGGCGATGTGTGGGGGGAATAGTTTTCGGGGCCCACCCTGCAGAGAGGCATGGGGATGTACCCCACAGCCTCTCACCATCTAGTTCGATTCTCCGGTGAAACCAGTCACTCGGGGGAGGGTACAGACAAAATCGCGGAAGGTAGTCTACGGCTCTAGGTCTCAGTGTTTATGCTGACGCCCCGGGGCTCCTAGGCCGCGTTTATAAATTTATGTCCGAGGCCACCTCCGGGTCTACTACAGGACTCCGGGTTTCCTGCAGATAGCGCGCGAGCAGAAGTGCTCGCGATCGTCCATGCTACTATCGCAACCCTAGGGGTGCTTAGTACTCGCAGCCACTGAGGCAGCGGGGAAAACGTCCTTCGGAAAAGGGGGCTGCGGTGGGGGCTCCCACATTCAGGGTGGCTTAGTGCCTAAATAGCCCTGCGACAATGCCCTCTGTGGGGGTCTCTACGAATGTCGGGCAGACAAATTACATGTTTTATTTTCCAAATTTCAACGATCTCTACCAAGCCGTTCCTCTCGCGGCTCGCCTCTCGGCTATGGCTGACGGGGCGTTAAACTTGTTGTTCTCCGCCGCCGGAATCACTACAGATGTGCTCCGGGCAGTTGGAACCGACGTGGCGGCGTCGGTAGTCACGGTGCTCGACCAAGGGCCCATGGCGTTGACCTATACCGTTGTTGTTCCCAGGATTTTAAACTTAGCCATTGTGGACGTTGGCTTTGTTCTCCCCTGGTACCTGTTCCGCCACCATGAGACCAGAAGCAGTTATATTATTTCTGCGTTAGGCGTCATCGGGAACGGTGCTACTTTCCTCTTAGGAGGGACAGTGATAGGGCCGCTCATCACCTTCGGGAGAGTCGCGGCCCTTTTCCATGCCTTTAGGGCTGCTTATCGATATCTTTTCAGAAACCCCAGGACCGCTGATTTGGCCGTCCAGGGGGAGTAAGGGATGGAACCTAGGAGTCGTTCATCCTCGCCCGTGCAGGGTGGGGCTCTGAGCAGTTCTGGTGGTGGTGGGCGGTTGAGGAAGGAAGAGCAAAAAGCTCCGGACCGTGCCAAGAAAGGCAAGGGGCCGGAAGCCAAGAAAGGTCAGTCTAAGGACAAACAGAAGGAGCCCACGCGGGGCTCCAAAACAAAAAACGCGATTAAGGCTAGTGAGAGGAAGGAGCTTGATGAGAGGATTGCAGCAAAAGACGCGAAGCGCGAGAAGCTGCTGGAGTCGATTACGAAAGAAAGAGACGCCACCGTGGAAGCACTCAAAAAGCTTACTAGCCCATTTGATCAGATCACCGAGCTACTCGACAGAGCAGACGGCGAGATCAATCCCTTGCTTGAAGCCCGCCCTATATTGGGCTTCTCCAGCGCGGCCCGAGTTAGGGCCTACGTTGGGGACCTGAAAGCTGCCAACGCTCTAGATGCAGCAGCTGGGCTCAAAACCTTGCTTCTGTCCTATGTTGGGTCAGGAAACAGCGAGGACATTTCTCGGTACAAGTCGGTCTTGCCGCGTACATACTTCGAGTCTCTTGAGGTTGTGACGTATGCTAGAACCAACGGTGCGGCGCGCAGGGCTTTTCCCGCCGCCGTGGCCGGAGCGATTCTTGCAGTAGGATCGGCGGTGTCGAAAATCCGTGGAGAAATCTCACCCCGTTCGGTTTTAACCGTCGTGCGGGACAAGTGGGTGATCGGCGGAGTTTTTGCGAGTGCCGTATTGTACGTGCTGTCCCAGCAGAGGACGCCGCTTGTTCGGCCTGTGTACATAAAGCATGAGTTTGAGTATGAACCACTCACGCCTGCTGAGCAAGCCAGCCTCTCGCGCGACAGACGCAACATGACTTTTCGTGCTGCGCAGTTGCTTGAGGCCTCTTTTGGTCTGCGCATTTCCCACAGCGCACACCTGTTGTATGATTCGAAAGATGTTAGTTTCCTTTCGACTCTATCTAGGTCCAAAATCTCTGGACCTGTCGTTGGATACCTCAAGCAGACTCTTTACTCTGTTTGGGTGTTTCCCCCGCCGACCGTACGTGATTTCCATCCCGTCCCAGAGGGTGACGTTATATGGAATCCCGAGTGCGACAGGGGCTTTGAGGTCGATGGACGACCCATAAGCCCCGAAATGCTGAGGAATCGGCTGTTGGTGACGGTACCCAACGTCCATGGTGCGGTGATTGATCATACACTGTTCCACTGGCAAGCCCAGAACCCCGCTTTTATGGAGTTCCAGCGGCCTTTTGCCACAAAATACAATGATATCCGGCAGGCTTTTTCAGTTTGTGGTGCGATTGCTAATGATTTGCGCCCCGAGCAGTATAAGAGCCTGTATCCGGCAACCACAATCCTGACTATGGTCCAGTGGCTTGAGATCAAGACCCGTTCATCGGGGAAGACTCAGCCGTGTCAGGATTGGCTTTTTTAAATGGCCCCGCAGACAGGAGGTATTACCTCTATGGCTACAATAGCGATGAAGTCGATTTAGGAGGCGTGTCTTGGCAAGATCCTGACCCTAGTGATGGGCGGATTACGCAAATTCAAACGTCAAATCGACTAGTTAGAGAGCCAGAGATGGTGAGCCTCCCTTGTCGGGTGAAGGGAGCGGTCTTCTTTAGACCGAACTCTCAGGACCCACTGTCTGCAGTTCAGGGGCTTAGAAAGCGGCTGATTCACGAACGTCCGCCCATCCACCCACCCACATTCCGAAGGTACAAAGAGTTCGTTAAGGACCACCTTGCGGCAGAATATGTTCCGCTCCGGCCTGATCAAATACCTACATTCGAAGAATGGCTAGAAGGTGTTAATCATCCGTTATGGAGAAAGCAGGAATATAGGGAAGCGTGGAGACAGTGGTGTGACGGGGAAATCAGCCCTTCAACTCTCCACAAAAAGAAATGTTTTGTAAAGAGGGAATTTTACCCTGAACCCAAATTTCATCGTGCCATACATTCTCCTACCGATTA